GGAGTAGCCTCTTTATCTGATTTTTCTGCAGTCTCTTCAGATGCATCGGTGTCCTTCTGTTCGGTTGCTGTTGCTGCTTCTTTTTCTTTTTGTTCCCTATGAAACTTTGTTAACTCACCTCTAGCAAATGCTTCTACTTCTGGATCATCATCTCCATGATCTTTTTTGTATGGATTTGCTGTTGGCATTTTAATTTTAGTTTCTTCAGAAACTTTCTCTTTTTCTTTTTCCATTATTTTTACCTATTGGGTTGAGTGCCTTATGGATAAGGGTAGCTCCTAAACTTTCATAGTTTGTGGGCTAGTCATTAAACCTTGACTAGGTGGCACATTGTTATCATCTCTTTGAATCATTTTCCTAAAATTATCCATTGATCCAAATCTATCAACAACAATACTTTTTGGAATACTCACTGTGTTCTCACTTAATCCAAACTCAGGGAAAATATCCTGTCCAAATATTCTGTTGAATACATTTTTAAGAGATGGTGTTAAATGAATATTTAAAATTCGTTTATCATCATCTCTCAAATTTTCTAAATTAATTTGTGGTAATCTTTCTTCAGGTAGATTTTTTTGTACTACTTCAGGTTTAGGTTTTTTAATAGCTGCCATCTTTAATGGTTTAACAGGTTCAGGTTTTCTGTTCATTAAACCAGTTGTAGTAAATGCTGTTTGTTGTGTTAAGGGTTGTCCCTTATAATCTACTGCCATTATCTTTGTTTTCCTCCCATACCCATACCAGCATCTCTACCAGTTGCTCCTCCACCTGAATCATTATTACCACCATTACCGCCATTACCACCACCATGTAGTGCTCTACCTATTTCATTTTGAATATCAGCAAGCTCTTTTTGTCTTTCTTTTGCAGCTTGCTCTTGTAAATAATCAGAAGGATCTTTTATACGTGTACCTGAATCTATTCCCATTTTTTGTAATTTATCTATTTGTTGAGCACTTGTAAGCGATGGTCTATCCTGTTTAGAAATATATTGACCAAATCCTTCTGTGTAATAAGTTGGAGAGTTTGGATTGTATTCATCAAGTAATTGTGCTTTTCCATATCTACTAACAAGACTACCAATAGCACTAAAAGGTGTAAATGTATCTACTACTAAACCTAAAGCTGGTCTTTGTGAATATTGAAAAGCAGCCATTTTTGCTTTTTCTTTAAGTGTTAAACCACCTATAATTTTTCCAGTAGCATCTCTAGCTGCTGCAGCTTCAAAACTTTGTTGTGAAAATGATGCAGTTTGCTCTGGATCATCATCCCTATTAGTTTCTTGCTGATAAATATATTTTTGTAAACTTTTAGTTACTTGTTCAGTTCCTCTTTCTGCTTTTATATCATCAAAAGAAGAAACATTAGCAAAGTCAGATATTGTTCTAGTTCTAGTTGGTTCAAATTTTCCTATATTAAATGATGTTCTAACAACTTGTTTAGGTCCCTCTATAGTATTTTTTACTAATGAAGGACTACCTGTTTCATCATATGATATAGAATATTGTATTGACACTAATCACCTTGTTTACTGCGTTTGTTTGCTTCTTGGAGGTTGAGTATTTGGCGAAGCAAAACCAGCTTCCCCTGGCATCGGAATATTGCCGACTCCGATGTTGCCACCTCCATTTCCTGTTGGATCTGTGATTGAAGCCCCAGGAGGTACTTTTCCAACTGTCTCCATAGGGTTTTGTTCTCCAGCAGGGGCTGTATTATTTTGAGTTCCATTTACCATTCCCATTATTTGTGCATAGATAGCTGCTTTCTCTGGATCATTTATTAATTGATCAGGATCGATATCTAGCGATTTTGCTATTTCTTTTAAACATGTATGCCATCTAACAAAAGGTGCTAATGCTGGATTAGCAGCTGTTTGCATAAATGTCATTAGTCTTTGTGATCTAACTTCTTTTTGCATTAATGAAGATGTGCCCCTTGCTTTTATTTCAAGATCACCTTTGATAATTGGAATGTCTGCATTAAATTGCATATTCCAATGAAACAAGTTTTCACCTAGAGGTTTTAATAAGTAATCATCTATGTTTTTAATTACAGTTTTAATACTTAATGCTGCAGCACCCATTAGCATTGACATACCTGCTGCAGTTCTAGTAGTAGATTGTACACCAGTTGTACCATGTGAATATGATGGTATACCAGTTGCTTCATCTGCTAACTGTCTAAATCTATCAAACATCATCATATTTTCTTGAGTGTTGTTTGGAAATTTAATTGCATTAATAGATGTTCCTGGTTGTCCACTTTGTCTTCTAAATATTTTACCAGGAAATATTTTCATATCTTGACCAGGTACTAATTGTGTTTCATCAACATCAAATACTAAATTACCTGATAGTGCTAAATTATCAATAGCCATTCTTGCATGACCATTCATAATTTGTTGTGAGTCTTCCATATTTTCTGGAACACCTATTCCAAAAAACTGATATGGATTTAATTCATATGGGCAAACCATAAAAGGTAATCTAATAGGTTCAAATGGATTTTCTACCATTCTTAATACTTTACCACCACATATCCATGCGTTGACACTAATTACACTTTTATCACTTTCTATACCACACTGTTCTGCCATATCTTTTGATATGACACCCCAATATTCTAATACTTCAAATCTATTTTTATAAATAGTTTCTACAGTTTCTCTATTGTATAATGAAGATTCATAACCTCTAACTTGATAGTTAGGTCCTTCTTCTAAACACATATCAATAGCTTCTTCATTAAAGTATGGCATTTTTCTTAAATCAGAAAACTGTTGCCTATTTAATGAGTGTCTTTGAATTACATAATCACAATCATTTATACTAGTTGCATTTGGATCTGCATAAAAATCCCAACATGATACTGCTTCTACTTTTGGAACTGTTTTAATTTTTTTAACGTGAATATTTGTTATATTACCTGCTTCATCTTCACTTGTATCAAAAGCATGATATGTATGATCAAAACTAAATGGACCTTTTAATATACCAGTTCCTAATAAACACATTTCAAAAAACACATGTCTTAAAACTGTTATAGCACTAGACTCTTCTAGTTGATCATGTAATAATTTTTCTAAATTTTTTGCAGCTATATCTGCTGGTTGTATTTGTGGTTCACCCTGATTAGCTGGTCCTTCATCAAAACCAACATTCTCAAACTCTTGTGCTAAATTTTTCATTAGCATATCTGCTGTAGCACCAGGTGGTATTTCTCTACCATCACCTTTAAATCCATATGGATCTTGTAACTGTTCTTGTTGTGGTTCTGGCTTTTTAGGTTTTAAATGTGCATACTCAGGCATCTCTTCAGGTACTTGAGTTGGGTTAATACCTAATGGAAATTTACCACTAGAGAATAACACTTCTATTAACTGACCAAAAGCAGCTAATACTTTAGTCTTTGTTATCTTAACAAATACTCTTGACTTTTCATTTGAACGAAAAACCATTTCAGGACCATATAGCCCTCTATAGTTTCTATAAGCCCTTAACCATCTTTTTTCATCGTACAACCTAGAGTTTTCAGATTGATAAAACTTTTCTCTTATATGTCCGACAATAGGAGACGACTCACTGACTTCGTCAGTTGATGTGTGTTCTTCTTTATGCATTTAAATTAGTAATCTCTTTCTTCAGCCATTCTAAAGATTGCTGGATCTACTTTGTTATTAGCTTTCTTAGCTTTACCTTCTACGTCTGGTCCTAATTTAGGTCCACTATATCCACCACTGAACTCCATAGGATCATTTTTTCTTTTAGGTGCATCAGGTGCTAATTCGCCTTCCATGTATCTTTTCATCATTTGGGTTTTCTCCTTTTAGTTTTCTTTTTAGTTTTTTTAGTTTTCTTCTTAGTGCCTGCATAGATGACAGGTATAAAATTACTTTTGGGTCCAAGCATTATAACAGGTCAGTTTGACCATAGTTTTTGCCATTGCCATTAATAACGTCTCTTTGTAATTTTCTTTCAGTTCTTTTTAATTGCTTTTCATCTGCTGCGGCATCAACCACTTTTTTAAGACTTTTTGTAGATAATTTTTTATCTCCCATAGCATCTTCAAGTTGCATTATAGATAACTCTTTAAGCATACCTTCTTTTTTACCAAATATAGGTTTTACAGTTTTAAGCATATCCTTTAAAGCCTTTTCATCTTTTAAACTTTTCATTCTTTTAGATGCTGCTTTAGATGCTTCTTTTTGTTTTGTTGACATTAATTTCTCCCTTAATAATCTTTTTCATCAGCCATTCTAAATACACCATCATCTACATGCTTAGAACCTGGCTCACTTGGTTGATTTACATCATACTCAAATGGTTGATATTTTCTAGGTGCATGTTTAGAAAAATCAATATTAGTATGTTCCCTGTTTGGGTTTTTCCCATCAGGTGCATCACTAAACTGACCTTGCTTAACTTTAGCCTTTGGATCAAATTTTTGTTCCATTGTTATCTCCTGTTATATTTTTATTTTTTTAATCTTTAATATATTTTTAGTTGGTATAGTTGTATAACTACCACCTTGCTTTATTTCTTTATTATCTTCAAAAGAATAATCAGCCATTAATATTGTAGATTTAGAATCTTCTTTTACTATCCATCCTATACTACAACACACAGCTGTTTTTGCTTTCTTGATATCTATTATATCAGACCAGCTAGACTCACTAACGATATCTTCCCACCACACTAAATTTAATGTGTAAGGAAAATTTTTCCTATTTGTTTCTGGTATTTTTATTTTTTTTGACACCCTTTAACTTTCCAGAATTTTCCATAGCATAAAATACGGCTTCACCTTTTTTCTTGCCGTATTGTTTTACCATAGATTTTTTAATTTTTTTACCTTTTTTATTTAGTGGCATTAATATCCAAATTTACTATCTGATACTTCAAATGTATTTTGCATTGATGAATTAAATCTGTTTCTAAATTTAGGATGTGTTGGTCTACTCATACATCCATATCTTAACGCATCATATGCGTGATCTTCTGCATTTGTATCTACGTCTTCAGGGTTTTTGTCGTCTGTTGGTAATGTTGATAATGTTCTTATTAAATTTTTACAATTAGAAAAGATTCTTATACCAGGTTCATTATCATTTACTTTTAATCTTTTATGAACCTCTAACTTACCATTAATTCTACTTTTAGGTGATCTGTCTGATGGTCTCCATCTACATCCATTCTGTATCATTGTCTCTGCAATACTTGGACCTACATCACCTCTCTTTGCCCACGTACTAACATCTAATACACCATAATGAATATACTCATCTCTTTCTAAACTTATTACTTGTCTTGCAAACACATCTGCTGTAACTTTTTTAGTATATAGTTCTCTATAAATCCATATATTATTATTGTAATCAATAGCGAACCATAAAACACAAGCAGGAGAAGAATAACCCCAGTCAGCAGCACGAAACTTATACCAGCCTCTAGGTATGTCAAAAGGTTCGACCACATGAGTTAATTTACTAAATTCAGGAAATGCAGAATCTTCATAGGCATCCCAATCTCCATCTAAAAATTGTTTACGTTGTACTTCAGGTAAAGATGCAAGCATGATATAATAATCATCTGTCTGCATCAAGTATGGATTGTCTTGTAACTTAGCTGGAATAAATCTTCTGGTAATATACTTCTTACCATTAGGCGTATCAATCCCTACATCAAACGCAGTATTTGGTTCACTAGGTTCAACAAACATTTCTCGAACCCATTGTGATCCTACGTTACCTGGATTACCTGTTGCTCTCATATAAACAGGTATATCTTTATCAACGGATCTTAAAGAAGATCTTAAAAAATTATATATGTCGGGTGAAGGATATTGTGGAAGTTCGTCTATTCCTATCCACGTGTAAGATTGACCTTGGTATCTTAACGCATCTGTCATGTTTTCTGCGTAACCAAACTCTATCTTTGCCCCCGAAGGGAATCTCCACTCTTTTTCTTGTTCTCTCCATTTTGCTCCTGGAAATGCTTTCGAGTATAATAACTGAGACTTTTGTATTAAGTCTCTTAACTCTGGCATTGTCCGTCTTACTAGGAGTGCTCGATGATTTGCTTTAGAGCAATATCGAAGTGGGTCTACTAGCATCGCATATGATTTACCACCACCTCTTGCTCCACCATAAAATACTTCTCTTTCAGAAGATGCAAGAAATTCTGTCTGTGGACCTGAGTTAGGTTTAAAGATTACTTCTTGCTGGTTGATATGCTCTTTTACATTTTTAGGAGCACTCTCGATTATGTCCTCAGTAAGTAGTTGTGTGTCTTTACCTGTTAATGCTTTATCAATAGTTAACAGTTTACTTTTAGTATTTTCTGCGTGACGTTTAGCAGAACGTAGAGATTGTTCTGCCTTTGCAACTTTCTTACGAGTGCGAGCTAGAATCTGTGTTACTGACTTCTTGGCTTTCTGTCGAATTACTTTCTTCGGTTTCGGTGGTGCTATTTCTTGCGAGTCTTTTTCTAAGTCCGACATGCGATATGTATCTTCCTGTTTTTCTATGTAGCCAAGTTGCAGTTTCTCTTAATGAACAAGTTTTAGAATATTCTTGTGCTTGTCTAAGAGCATCTAATTCTTCTTTTACTGGTTCTAAATAATTAGGATCACTTGATTGTTTAAAACCAAATGGAACTACTCTAGCTCTTTTTTTTATTTTTATCGGTTCCATCTTTTGCTGGTAATATAAATATTCCATGTAATGCTTTCATATTTATATCTAGTTGATCTTTCTTTGTTAAACCCACTCTGTCTAATACTGAGTTCGCTGCTGCTAGACGAATGTTAGAGTGTGGTGTGGTCCCGTCTTCGTCTAGTAGGTCTGTTAACCGAGTAGCAGCTTTTGCAGAGTGCGTTGATAAGTGGGTTTCCGCCAACTCTGTAATTTCTTTTTTGAGATTACGAATAACTTTTGGGTAACTATTTTCCGAGTAACCAGCTAAACGAGCTGCCTCTCTTGGGTTTCCTCTCGCTTCTCCGAACAATACGTCTAGAAACTTTTCTTGCATATCTGTTAAGTTTCTTTTTTGAGTCTTTGTTATAGAAGAATCCATTGTTTGCATTTATAATCTCCATTAAATCTTTAAATGGAAGGTTCTTAGCCGATGAAGATATCTGCATCGTCTGCTTTAACCTCCATTTGATCAGGTTTTCTTAAAATTTGTGGTTTAATTTGAGGCATTACAGGTCTAGCATCAAGATTAACATCTGATTTAGGTTCTATTTCCATTCTTGGCTTAAAGTTTTTCATCTTTTCTTGCATTGGTTCTAAGAAACCTTCAATATCTAGTGGCTCATTCATACCTGGTGAACCAAGTGGTGCAGATTCTGTACCTTTTAGTTCATTAGCTACAGGCATGTTTACACCTTTCTTCATTAATTCAAAAAAGTTTGCATCTTTTGGCATGTCTGTGTCTACTGCAGTTGCAGTTCGACCTTTAACAGGGAATACACCCTGTCCTGTTCTAAGATAACTTGGTATGTTTGCTTCAAATTTCATAATT